ATTATATTGCAGATGAAAACGGGCTAATACCTATGGCGTTTTGGGTAAAGATTAAACCCACCGATTCTTACCTGGACCGCGAGCTAAGGGCTTCCGGTAAATTAATCTCTAGATGTTTACAACACGGCGAAAGTTTAAAAGATTTAGCTGACACCTTATCACAAGACAATATTATTGGTCAGATGGCTAACTATTTACATAAGAATATGGACGATATTATTATGGGTGTACCCATGGATAAAAAACAACGCATGCTGTCAACTGATCCGTATGCATCACAAATGAAGGAATAATATGACTAATAAAAAAATAAATATGCCGGTAAAAAAACCTAAAAAATTAAACCTTTCAGAAAAAGTTGAGAGACAAATGGGCATAAATAAAACCGATACATTGCAAACTAAAATAAAAAAAGCTGGAAATTTTGTTTTATTTGGAGAAACAAAAGAATTTGTTTCTGATAAAAAACCCGCATCAAGTTTAGGTTTAAAGCGTGGTGGTAGAGGTAAAAAAAAGTAAAACATAATGCAGATGACAGAAGAGCTTGAGATTATTTGGATTCCCGAAGAGGAAGCTAAGTATAATCTAACGATAGAAAATGACAAAGGGGTTAATGAGTTGGTAGATTTACCAGCTAGCACGGTTGATCGGATTTGTAAGAAGAAGTATGGACACACGAATTGGGCCCGTATGGGTGCCTTATATCCAGAAGATTTGGCTCGCAATCCACATGAAATAGATTATTTGGAAGGTATTGTTTATTTTAAACACGAAAGAATAGTGTGAAACTAATAAGAAAGTATGATTATCCCTCTAGTACCCGCGCTAGTATCGAAGGCCTTCGACATTATAATGTTGATGGCTCTACAGAACGGTTGCCATCGGTTACGACGGTTCTTGGTGAAACTCAGGAGTCTAGTAAAAGAGATTCTTTACAACGATGGCGAGATAAAGTAGGGCACGAAGAGGCCAGGCGCATTACCCAAGAAGCTGCAGCACGTGGTACATCAATGCATATGTACCTGGAGAAGTATTGTCTAGGTGAAGGTTACCTGGATCTAACGGATACCGGTAACGTGGCCAAACATATGGCAGAAAAAATAGTGGACCGAGGCATTGACAATAGACTCACAGAAATATATGGAAATGAAGCCACGCTTTATTATCCAGGTTTATATGCTGGTAGTGTCGATTTAGTTGGACAACTAGATGGAAAAATTACTATCATTGACTTCAAGCAGACTAATAAACCGAAACAAAGAGAATGGATCGGGGATTATTTTCTGCAGATGGCGGCGTATGGTATGGCTCATGATGCAGTTTACGATACAACTATTGAACAGGGGGTGATTTTGATGTGCTCAAAAGATCTTTACTATCAAGAGTTTAAGATAGAGGGTGAAGAGTACAGGCAAGCAAAACATGAGTTCCTGCGTCGCCTGGATAAATTTTATACGAGGAGTTAATATGTACTGGGTTATCACAATAATGTTAATGTTTAATGGCACTGATACTACAATACAACGAGAATACAAAATTAAAAGTTTTCAAGATGATTGGGCTTGTCATGAGTTTATTCACGAAAACAAAATTTTGTTGATAGGTCAGCATATAATTGACTATGGTGACAATTTAAAAAGTTTTGAGTTATTTTGTGAAAGCAGGTATGGCGAAGAAGTGTGACATTTATGCAACACTTAGCTCTTCCACTATAAGGGAAGATTTGACCCTAGCATGTTCATTTTGTATGAGTTTTCAAAACAGGCGGTAGTGGTGGTAATTGAACTAAAGCTATGATATTATTAAAGAAAGTGTCTACCACGACGGTATTTCTAGGCGGTAGAGGCGGTAGAAGCAAGTTAAAAAATGGCAGTTTTTGCACACTTGGCGCGATAGAGTTTTTTGGTGAAGAAAAATAAACATTGGGGGGTCAAAATCTCCCTTATAGTATAGAATTAAATATGATTAGAAAAAAGAAAAAGCCAACTGTAATTACAACACCTAAGGGTGAACCAAATATGGTTAAGGTAGGTTATAGAGACATAGAAATAGAATGGATTGCACCTGATTTTAAGTTAGATGAGTTGACTGATTGTTTTGGTCAATACAAAGCACGAGAAGGTGTAATACAAATACAAGATTCTTTATGTGGCCAAGAAAAAACAAATACAGTTTTGCATGAAATTATGCACGCATGCTGTTATGGTGCCGGATTAAACCAGGCTGACATGCCTTTAAAAGATGAAGATAAAGAAGAAATAGTTATAAACCAACTTAGTAATTATCTTATGGGTGTATTTAGAGATAATCCTTGGTTTCTTGACTATATCAAGAAAAACATGAATGAAAACAATAAGTGAAGACATCCTAGATTGGTCTAAAAACTTTATAGAAAAGCCTAATGAGTATTTAGGTAATGTACCAGTATGTCCTTATGCTGCCAAAGCCAGGCAAGACAACGCTCTAAAAATAATAGAAGTACACAAGAACTACAATCTTATAGACAAGATTGTAGAGGGCACAGAACTGATAAAAGATCCAAAAACAGATATAGTAATTGTTGCCTGTACTGATATAGAAATAACAGTAGAAGAGTTAAACATACTTATAGACGGTTATAACATAGTATTTGTACCACAGGACATATACCTGATGGCATCCCATCCCTACGACGATGAAGAGGACGAACCAGTGGAGTTTTTAGACACAGAAGGTTGGGAACCAGATAATGATTTTTTAATGGTATTAATACAGAATTATGATAAGTTAGAGCGAGCCAGTAATATGATGCGCAAAAAGGGATACTATGATAAGTGGCCCCAAGATTATTACGATGGTACAGTTAACAAAAGAAAATCTTATAGGAGATATCGACATGGTAGGCATGAAAAAAAGAATTAAAAGAAGAGCAGGCAGCAAGGCCCCAGCAGTTCCAAAAGGAAACAGGAAAAGAAGTTTTCCTGATCTAACGGGTGATGGTAAAGTTACTAGAAAAGACATCTTAAAAGGTCGCGGTGTTAAACTTGGTAAAGGCGGAGGCAAAGATGCAGCAGGAAAAAACCCTGCTGATAAAAAATCTGCTATGATGGCTAAATTAAAAAATGTAAAACGTGATAAAAAAATGGGCGGCGGTTCTATGAAAAAACGCGTTAAAGCTATGGGCGGAGGCGCTATGAAAAAACGCGTTAAAGCTATGGGCGGAGGCGCTATGAAGAAACGTGCTAAAGCTATGGGCGGCGGCATGATGAAGAAACGCATGAAACGTGGTGGCAAGGTAGGTAATTAATGGCAAAAAAAGATACACACGTAACCAAAGACGGTAGAACAGTTAAAAAAGGTTTATACTATTATATGAACCGAGCAAAAAAAGCTGGCAAAAGTAAACCGGGCAAAGGTTCTGTTACTGACAAAGCTTTAAAAGCATCTGCTAAAACTGCAAAGAAACCTAAGAAGAAAAAAAAGAGTAGCTAAGTGGCTATCTCCAGGGGGAATATAGCTAAGACCACTACTGGTCCAGGGGCTAACTATCGCAAGACTAAGTCTGGCGCAGGCATGACCAAAAAAGGCGTGGCTGCATATAGACGTGCTAATCCTGGTAGTAAACTTAAAACAGCAGTTACCGGTAAAGTTAAAAAAGGTAGTGCCGCAGCAAAAAGACGTAAATCATATTGTGCAAGATCACTAGGTCAATTAAAAAAAGCATCTGCTAAAACTAGAAATGATCCTAACTCTAGAATAAGACAAGCAAGGAGACGTTGGAAATGTTAAATTGTGAAACATGTGGACACAGCTGCCATTGTTCTAATGGTAGTCGTTGTTCTTCTTGTCAATGTTATAACTGTGTTCATGATAAACAAAAAACTCAAAAATATTATGATTCATTAGCAGAAGAATATAAACAAATTTAAGCGGGGTTGCATGAAATTATCAGAAGATACGCCGGTAAGTTTACCTGCTAAAAATCTTATTGCTATTGTTGCTGGCGCAGTCATGGCTGCTTGGTTTGGGTTTGGTGTTATAGAGAGACTTAATTCTATTGAGACACAACTACAGCTTATAGAAAAAGATATAGAAGCTGCAAATGAGTTTATTGCCGGAGTTCCCAAAGGCGAAATGGTCAGTCCACAGATTCAAGAGCTCTACATGTTGACAGAATTTCTTGCAGGTGATGTAGAGAAACTAAAAGAAGTTATAGAAGACAACGTTCCTAATATTGAAAAGAATGAAATGACTATACAGTTTCATGAAGATCGTATTATAGATATAGAGGATAGAAAAAATGGGACTCATTGAAACAGTTATTATACTTAGTTTATATGTTTATGATGGTGGCAATAAAAACATAGAGGGTTGGTATCACCAGGACAACATCAGTACTTGTCTTGCAGCTAAGCGTTTAGCTGAGCGTAACTCCGGTAATCAAGTACAATATACCTGCACTTTAGAAAAATGTATGATGACAACAGACCAAACAGGTGTTAAACATTGCGATAAGATTGTTAAAGACTAACTCGGGGGAGACATGGAAATTCAAGACATCAAGAAGTATTTTATATACATACCAGTAGTAGCTGCGGTGCTATCTTCATTGTACTATGGCATAACTACATTTAATTCTACTATACAATCAATTGAAAAAGCTGCGATTGATATAGAAATGATACGCAAAGATCTAAGTTATTGGGAAAACGAAATGACTAGAACCAAAGAAGATTTTACTAGAGAAATGACACGTATGGCTACTGAGTTAGCAGAAGCATCAGCGTTTGTTGATGCCAGTAGAGATAGCTCGTACAAAACTGCAGACTCAGTAAGACAAAACAGTTATGATATTAAGGAACTAACCCGACAACTTAATGGTGGTTGGTAATGAAAGAAATTAAAATTTATGTTATTACCTTTTTACTTACAATTGGATACATCTTGTCAGTTGGACAATCACACGCAGCCAATGAGTATCTTAACAATTTTTCAGGTCATTGTAGTACTGGTAGCATTGAACCTTATTTTGATTATTCTTTAAGAGATAGCGAAAGCCATAGTGGTACTTACTTTACAAATAATGGTGAAGTAACTACTTTGATGTACCCTAATGGACCAAACGTATCTGATGAATGGCGTGGTGGTATACGTTTTAGATTTGATTTAGGCTCTACTTGTAATAAACAATTTAAAAAAGCAAGCAGAGAAATAAATTCTTTACGTATAGAATTAGAATTATTAAAGCTATGTGGTCGTTATAAAAACCTAGAATTAGGTGAACAATTTGCAACAGTACGTGAGAAATGTAAGGATATACAACCTAAAGAATAATACTTGTAATATAGAGTAAACTTACTTATATTTACTTTCATGGGACTACCCAAGCTATTAACAGAACAACAAAAGAAATTTGCAGAACTACTTGTCTATAATGAAGGTCGTAAAACTCCTACAGAGTGTGCACAAGAAGCTGGTTATGCTGAGGGATCATGTCATGTCCGTGCTTCTGAACTTCGTAACCCAAATAAATTCCCCATTGTTGTTAAATATATTGGTGAGCTCAGGGCAGAAATCCAAAAGAAATATGAAGTCAATTTTGAGAGACATATTACAGAGCTTGGCCGTATACGCCAAGAAGCTTTGGCTAAAGGTGCTTTCTCTGCTGCTACAAATGCTGAAGTGGCTAGAGGTAAAGCTGCAGGTTTATATATCGAACAACGAATAAGCCTAACAGGTAAGATAGAAGACT